AGTCCAGCATAAAACGTCACGCCCGATAAACTCCTGTATTGCTCTGCACTAATTTAGTCAGTTTAGTTTCCGCCGCTGCCATATATGTCGTGCTTCTGGCGCTAGTGGAATATTCGACTTCGATAACATCTACCTTTTCCTTGACTGTCTCACGCCCCTGATTAGCCATAGGGTTATCACCACCATCAATCGACAATGCAACCTCTATTTGCGCCTCTTTGAGTAGCAGCGGGATTTCATCAGAGTCGATGTAATAGCCGTCAACCAGCACATTCAGTCGAGGCCATTGCAAAGCCTGAGCCGATGATCCCTTATCGCCTTTGAATCTCTGCGATTCGATGTAATCCATCGCTGTAATTAGTAGCTCAGTATCTGTACCTGACACCGTTACGCCACGAGCTAAAGCATAAGCCGCTAATTCCGCCTCGCTTGCGTAAGTTACCGAGTCTGTTTTTCCTGTACCATCTTCTATTTCTAAAGCCATTCTATTCGCCTTCAATATGCCCTTGGAATTTAATGCGATAGGAGACTAATGCAGTTATATCATCTTGCACAACAAGCTGAACTTCATCACCCGCATCGCCGTCTAACTTAATAATTGCACCAGAACCTACTTTAATAGATGCTCTGCCCCTTGTTCCATACTTACCATTGCCTGATTTATCTGTATATTCGACATTAAACATATCTCCGGCCATATCAGAATTTGATTTCCAATTAGTGAAGTTAGCAAACCCGCCGCCACCTATAGCGCGCCTTAATATCACCCCATTGGCTAGTGCAGATTCACTGCCAAACTTTGAATCATCCGCTGCTGCATCATGGACAATAGATATTAAAAACCTATACATGTGCCATATCTGCCCTACTGGCGGGGCTATTTTGTATATTTGCGGCGAAGCTAAAGACCCCGCCACACTAGACATATCAATTACACAGTTTTCAATAACCGCCGCCGTTGTGTACGCAGCGCCAATAGGCATATCTAGCGTCAATGTATCAGTGGATTGGATGGTGACTGTATAAACGACAGTTTCAACAATCCCCGCTTCTGTAAATGTGATAGTTGCCCCTACAGGGAAGCCAGCACCATCACCGGAACCGACACCAAAAGAGTAAGTACCTACAGCCAAGTTAGTAGCTGGATTTGTAACCGTTCCAGTGCATCGCAATACATTAAGATTTAACGGTCTTGCATGAACGTCTGCATCATGTATATCAATAGCGCCAGACAGTGAGCTTATCGGATTCCCTTCGCCATCAAATAACGAAATAGGAAACGGCTCAGTCTCAGTGACAATGCGCGGTGACTTGCCGTCCTGATCTTCTGCAACTGCAATCAACTGGCCTTGTTTAGACATTAATCAGATTTCTTTTTCTTCGGCGCTGGTTTCTTGGCTTTCTTTTGCTCACCCCAAATAACATCACCTTCTTTTAAATCAGACTTGTTGATTGTCACACCGTTTGGTCTGCTTTCGTGGACAATTACTACTGTTTCGACGCGCATATATATCTCCAGTCAATAGGCTCAATGCTGCCCCCTCGTAAGAAGGAGCAGCGGTGAGCTACTAGCCCAAAAGAATACTTGTGTGTTCTGGCTTGACGTTCTTAACGCCCCAAGCAAGACCAACTTCGTATCTAACCTTTTTATAGCCTTTATACATGGCGAATTCCATAGACAGTCCTGATCGTGGATCAGTGATAATCATACGATCTTCTGCCATATCACCTTCTTCTGGAAGTGCTGGAGCACGAGCAGCCAGAACCAAGGCTGAGCGAGAGAAGCACAAGTTACGAGTAGCCGCTGCAACAACAGTCATCGCTACGCCATCTGCTAGTGTTTGCTGCAAGCCAGGTTCAGCAATAATCACATCCATATCGCCATCACCAGCAAATCCGGTTGTAACAACATATTTATTAGTATCACCAGCAAAGGTAATAACGTCACCAGCGAGGGCTGCGCCTGTGCCTGTATCAACATGGATGGTAGTAGTACCAACAACATAAGTTGCACCAGTATCAGTTAAATAGCTTGCAGCAGCACCAACCGTAACAGCCTGGTTGATCTGAGCAGATTCACGAAGAGGCATACCAGCTAAATCAAGCAACACGCCTTGACGTAACATTGAGTCAGTACCAGCAGCGTTAACCGCTGATTGCTTACCAATGAAGTTAGCGCCTGCAACAGTATCAATTACGAGCTGATTGTCAGACTGTGGAGCGCCGTTATCTTTCAGGATAGCGAGAGATTGTGACGCATCTGTATAGTCGTTGGCAGTGCTAAACGGAGCTGTTCCAGCCGTACCATAAGCGCGTGAGAAAGTTGTATACAAGCCAGTCAGATCAGTTTCGACCTCATTAACAACTGCACGAATCGCCTGAGCAATAACATTTGATCGAACAGACTGATAGCCTGGGCCTGTATTCATTTTCTTCTGGTCAGAACCAATAAAACCAAATTCAGCAGAACGGTCTTTTGTAATTTGCACAGTAGTTGAGCCGATAGTCTGACCAGTTGGGTCAGGGACTACCATCGCCGGAGTGTTATCGCTAACATTGCCAGCAGGGGCAACAGGCACAACGATGTTTTGATCAATGCCAGCACGATCAGCACTTGATGCCATCGTTACGGCAGGAATCATACCTGTCAGTTCTCGTGATACTACGTCTAGTGCTTCGTAAATATCTGGCACGATTGCAGTGATTGTATTTTCAGCCATTTTTATATCCTCTAATTAGTTACAGTGCCGCCGTCTTTGATGAACTTCATAGACGCGACTGGGTTTAGTGCCTCAAAATCGGCACGATCTATTGTTTTCGCAGCACTGCCGCCATTTGAGCCACCAGAAGCACCGCCGCCGGAGGATTGATTACCTTTCAACAATGCTGAATATCGAGCATTGCCTTTAAACTCGTTCTCAAGGTCTACCAATGATGATACGGTCAAATCACCGTTAACATCAGTCACCTTTAGCCCTTCCTCTGTATATTTCAGACGTTGAGCAATAAATCCACTTAACAGATCAGCGTTATCGCCATCTGCCAATTTTGTCGCTATCTTCAAAGCCTCTGAATTGCGCTTTTCAGTAGCTATTGAGCCTTTCAATGTATCAAGCTCACCGAGCGTAGTAGTTAGCTTTTCTTGGCTCGACTTGTACAACTGTTCGTGATCGCCATCAGCCTGCGCCTTCGCATCAGCAGAGGCTTGAGCCGCTGCATCTGAATCACGCTTTGCAGCTTTAGCTTTCTTGGCCTCACTTAATAGCTCGTTGTTCTTAGCTAGTACGCGCTCCAATTCAGCCTTAGCACCACTGCCATCATCAACACCTGAAACATCTAGCCTAAATTTGCCTTCATGCTCAACGTATAAACTCTTCACGCCGTCATCCAGCCCCTCTGTACTTTCAATCTCAAATTCTAATGCCATACTTTCTCCGGTCACAGACCATAAGTTATCCACAGGATAAATGGATTATATCACTTATCAACAGGTTATCAACAGCATTTCCACAGGGTTATGCACAAGGGATTTCGAGCTACTTATGTATAATTGACTTAATCAAAGGAGATAATTATGCCACTACCAAAAGAATTCGTTAGCAGGAACCTCGAAAAAGCAAAAGGGATGTCAATGTTCGGTGTATCTATTGAAGTGCTTACTAGAGATGAGCTTATTGCTTGCGTAGTCGCTGGCTTCGATGCAGAAAAAAGAGCTAGAAGTGAGGGACAAAGGCGATTAGACGCTGTTATAGGGATGAGAGCATGACTGATAAAACGCTAGACGAATTCAAAAAGATAGCTGATGACATTTACGAGCAAGGCTATATATGTGACTTTGGCGCTAATAGAGATAAATGGATAACTATCTATGCAAAGGCAATGCTTGAGCATTTCCAATGGTGAAGAATTCACAGATCAGCTAATATTTGCTTGTGATGATGAATTACCAACCAATATGAATGAGGTGAATTGACTATTCTATCATGGCTATTGAGTCCATTCTACTCAGCTCAGTTAGCGTATAGACGCGCCCTGTTGGGTCAACAAATTTGTCAAGACTAACCTTACCAGACCTGAATAATCTTGACCTTTCAACTCCTAGCGCCTCATCAACGAACTCAGGAGGCTGATTTTTGAGCCATCCGCCATAAGTTGTCCGACTAGATACCTGTTCTGCGCCATCAGCGCCAACAGCAGGGCGCTTGCCCTTTAAGTCGCTGCCTATGTCATATTCATCTTTGATCTTAGGTATTGTCGTTGAACGGCAATTATGAACAACAATCCCGTCAGCAATGTAAGTCTCATCTCCGTCTATTGACAAGTTGTAGACATATCCGTCATAATCTACCTCTACAATACTAATGATAGTGGAGCTATAGAAATGCCTAAACTTATTAGCGATAAGCGAGTAAAACACCTTGTACAAACTGAGCATCTTATTCATGGTAAGAGTCTCCGACTGATTGAGCGTGAGAATGGCTTGAGCAATGACACGATACGGAAGCGGTGCATAAAGCTCGGAATAAAGACAAGGAACCGAGCCGACTCAATTCGTGCAAATATCCAGCACATAGACTACCCGACTGGCTCTGATCATTGGAGGGCGAACAACAAGGAAGCGTCTGCGAAGCTATCAAAGCTGCACTCTGAGAGCATGAAGAAAAATAACCCATCACATGATCCAGGAATAAAGAAAAAAATACTGAAATCACTTCAAGCCACCTTTATAAACAATCCTACATTTCATGAAAAAATGTTTTGTGATTTTCTTAATCAATATAGCGATATAGGATTTAGATACCAAAGAATAGTCGGGGATTACATCGCTGACTTTCTTATTGAGACCGATGCCTGTGCTGTTGTTATCGAGCTTGACGGCAGAGGACATACCAGCCGTCTTGCTAGTGACAGAGTACGCGACAAGACTCTCAACGACCTCGGTTTTCATGTCGTGCGCGTCAGTCAAGACAGTCTGTTTAACAAGAGAGCCAAGAAGCCCGTGTTTAGACCTGAGAAGCTTATTACCGTAATTGAAAACCTTATCCCCAGCCTTAATATCTCCAGCAGCCTTATACCCGACGGAGGTAAGTACAGGGTGATCTGTCGTGAGTCTTACTCTGGCCTTGAAACTATCTACTAACTCAACAGCCTTGCATTTCTTGTGTTTTGCCATCACGGCATTTACTCGCTTCCATCTGCCTGCATGAGTGAGCGCGTAATCGCCCACCTTGACATCTTGTATCGGGACATTGCCTCGCCTTGTTGTGATCATCGTATCTTCAAGGCAAGCGTTCCAATGAGCAGGAGGGCGCGGGTCATTAGGTGGGTGAAATACTTTCTGATCCCTTGAGCCGCATATAAACGTGGTGCGACTATCCAGGGTAGCTATCCATATATACCCATCGATAATGTCAGAGTTAGCCTCGTAAACTAGATTTCTAGCAACTGAGCTGACGTTATTAGCTACTGTACGAACCAAAGCATCTAATTGACGGCGCTGGAGCGTGTTGATTAGCTCACCGACCTTTCTGCTTATGACTGGCGTGGTATCGCCTAAAGTCACACCATCGGTTATCACACGGGTTATCTGTGTGCGCTTACTTGCGCTGAAATTCCTTAGTGCGTTCTCAATGGTGATACCTGCACCCTTGTTAACCGACATTTGTGAAGTCATTACTCCGGCTGTCAGCATAGTATCTGATGGTAGAGTCCAGTCTACTGTCGATGCTTTATTGAATAGTTCAACAGAGAATGAAGCCTCCGTCCCTGCGAGATGCCTAGCGTCATATAAGACTTTATCGCTTATCTCGCCAAAAGCATTAATTGCAAGCAAATCTATATCATCGAGCGCGGCGACTAATCGCTGTCTTTGGAAGTCGGTATGCTCAATGGCTAGTCGTGCATTAATCTCACGGCGTAATCGATTGAGCGTTGCTACGGCCTCCCTAGAGCGACCTCCTGCGTACCTTTGCAGGAATACAGCATGGCGTGTAGCAGCATCGGTTAGGTATTGGGTGCTACTCATAATTCAGGCTGAGTAGAGCCTCCAAAGCCGCCACTCATAACGGTTTCCTCTGCCTCGCCGTCTATATCCTCATTTGATCGGCCTGCCTCAATCAATCCGCCTTTACGCATATTATCCTGCAAATCAGACTTGGCAATCACGCCTCTATCCATAGACTGCATTAATGCGATCACCATTTGAGGGTCAAGCGTTGAAGAGTAAAGCTCTTTATTGATATTGATAATGACATCAGCCGTGCCGCCCATGAACTCAAGCGCCCATGTAAAGCACTGTCTAAATGCGGATTCCACATTTACTATCAATGAGCTTACCTTTGAATTCTGACCTGCAAATCTAATCTTTGCGGCTTCTGCTGTTTCAGCACCGGAGCTATCCTGTATCAATCGAGTGCCGATCATTATCATTTGCTTCTCTTTGAACTCCATCCCTTTCAGTGGCATCTGGTTTGGGTCTGCTTGCAATAGCTCACCCCTTCCGCCTTCTGGCAATGGAATACCAGCGCGTGAACCCAAAGCTATGCCATCTTTGAAATTACTATCCACCCATGACTGAGTTAATCCAGAGAATACAGGCGTAGGCTGACCGACCATAAAACTAGACTCTTCATAATCCGCGCTATTGCGGTAATGAGCTAGATTAACCTCTGCTATGTCATACAGTGGAGATTTGTCTACAGTAGAATCGTTGTTTTCTGACCCTACAAACTGAAAAGGAATAACGTCCCACGTTGAGCCATCTGCTTTAGTCGGCACGATATCAGGATCAAGAATAGGCGCACCATCTTCCTCAATGCCCGTACTCTCAGCCAGAAGCTCGTCGCTATCATTATATAGATTCTGGACATAGACCCCGTTTTTGAGTAATAGAACTCGGTGGTAGTTTTTAATTTCTGTCTCGAAGCCATCATCAAGAATAACCTCTGTCGGCTCATGCAACACAACCATTGTCAGCTTTGTGATACCGCCAAATGTAGATGTTCGCCAGTTGATAATAGACTCAGTTGGATAGGCTTTAATATTAGCCCTCAATCCCTTCGCCATTACCTCTGCCTGAGTTAGCCCTGATGGCGCGGGTGGGTACTCAACAAGTAAACCATATCTACCCGTTTCTAGCGTGTCGCCAGTGACATCCTTGATCATCTGGTCTGACGTTAATCCATCACCGTTAATATTGTCTTTCAAGTATTCGATTTCATTAGGCAGATCAAGCTCGGTCGGCTTTCTGAATACCATCCCGATTAAACCTTCTTTTGTCGATGCCACGAAGTTGACGAAGTTAGCCCTGAATAAGTAATCATCATATCTAGCCTGATTATCTGCGCTCTTATCGCCTGAGTTAGGCATAGGAAGGTACTTAATCCTGCCAGCCTTAACCGCTGTAGAGCCATTATTACAATCTCTGACAAGATTCCATTTGGCTATATTATTATCATATTCTGAATTGGTCGATGATACGGGCATAGGGCTATCTCACAAAGTTCACATTTAGGTCTATAACAGGCTTAATCACAGGCAACTCGAAAGCAATAGGATAAGTCCCTGCATCAGGGAGATGGTCAAGGTTAGATTTCTTGTCTGGCTCACCATTCTTATCATAAGCTAATTGCTCCATGCAACTGGAGTATTCTGGACACGCTTTATCATTGATAAATAATAACATATCTTGAAAGGCTTTATTTGTACTCATAACCCTGTCTTTTACACGCGGATTAGACTGATTTGCGTACACGCCAAACCCAGCACCCTCTAATAATGATATGTCTGAAACAGCGGCTCCACCTTTAGTGCCACTTCTAGTATCGCGCCTTGATCCAGTTGCATCAGGATATATGCGTATAGAGTGCTCAGGCCATTTCTCCTGAATCGTGGTTATCATCGATGGCGTATCGTATATCCCTGATAACTCAGAAACAGCGTGCCACTCGCTACCGCGCATCACATAGATAACCGCACTCATATTGGTAACATTGAAATCCATCCCTATGCGTAGAGGCTCTTTTTCTTTTATCGTTTCTATGCTGCGATTCTTTTCCCTGCTGTATGAGTTGTAGACAGTTCCAGCAGTGAGATTGACGAACTCACCGTTGATATAAGCGTCTATAAGCTCTGACGGGTACGTTTCTATCAGGGTGTCAATATAATCAGGCGGTAAGTATTCAGCGTTCTCATAGGTAGACGCTTGAACCATTGAGTAAGAAGCTGTTGGGTTTTCTGCAAACTTTGAATAGACGAACTTAAATCCCTCTGGTGTTGTCGTGACGCTTATGCCATTCTCAACGCCAGGTATAACAAGCCTCAATCTAGCGACGATCTTATTCCATGCTATTGTCGCTTTGTCCTTTGGAAGTATATCAATCTCATCTACAAGCGCCCTGGCTATCTTAAATCCGACAATCGATGACGGGTTATCCATTGATCTACAGATGATAGTCCCGTAGTAAATCCTACCTCTGTACAGATGTACTTCCTTATTCCCGACCTTTATATCAGCAGTGAATCCAAGCATGTGGGAGGCTTCTTCGATAGTCGGGTAGAAGATGTCCTTAATATCACCGTATGTCGGGGCGAAATATCCTTGCACTGTCTTTGGGTTTCTTGATGCAAATATGGATAAATCCAGACAGCCACTAAATGTCTTGCTTGACCCAAAGCCGCCTACAAAGGCTCTGTACTTGGTATTAAGCTCGTTTAAGAATATATGCTGTGGCGCGTTAAGCTTTAGAATCGCCACGAGTGACTTTGATCTCTGTTACTGCCTCTTTAACATGGAAGTGAACTGATGTTGGTGGCGCGTCCTCATCTAAATCAATTTCCGGTTTGTCGCTATACCCATGCTTACACAATACGAGCTTAGTTATTGCAGAATTAAAGTCACCTGAAAGCCCTTTATTTAGGCATTTTCTTTCTTGGCTAGATAAGATCGCTTCTAACATGTATGAGAATTCATCGCTAACCTTGTCATCTTTCCACTTATATAGCGTGGTTCTTGCCTTTCCTAATTCGCAAGCAAGGCCAGCAATACTAGGGACAATATCCCCTAGAATTTCATAATTCTTTAGATAATCCTTTGTTTTTTCTAGTATTTCTTCCGTAAACTCTGTATGTCTACCCATTGCTTCTCTGCCACTGGCAGAATCTCCTGTATCACCGATAAGGAAGGATAGTGTATCACATTAAAAACCCCGCTTACCAATCTAATGATAGCGGGGCGGATCACCCCCATACTACTGTCGGGTAAGTTCGGAGCTTTTAAATTATATCATATGAATTGTTTTTAGTTCTATTCTCATGCGCGGTCAATATCATCAAATTAGACGGAACATGCAACCCGCTAACTGCGGATTCTTAAATTAAAAAACTCAGTCTATCCGGCAAACTCCCACTGAGTTAGGAGCCTTGGCTTATTGCACATACGCTATGCCTAGCCTGCCTTCTTGTAATACACGGTTAAGAGGTCGTGACCAGCAGAGCAGTGTTGTTTTAGGAGTCGCTGTCTTTACTGGTTTGTTGATTATAGCACGATTAACTTAGCGCTCGCTTAGATAATACTCTTGTTTTCCTTGCGCTTATTGTTAAATTCTTTAGCTCTGCTCGTTATTCTGTACATAATTCAACCACTAGCTTGCATGAGTCGGTTAATCTATTGTTAGGTTGCCCGCTTCAACACTCTGCGCTCACTGTAGAGGGTGTCGCCGTCTACCTTGAATCCAGCATTTAACCACTGGGTTACTTGTGGCGGCTTAACACCCTGAGCATCCGCAAACTTTCGCTGGTTGCCGTCGAAGTGTTCAGCGATGTAGTCAGCGAGGCTTTTCAGTCCCGCCGCTTCGCATTTTTTGTTAGGCGTCACGCTTGAGCTCGCTCCACTTAACAAAATTAACAGGCATGAATCCCCTTGCCCTGCACCAGTCATGGTAATCATGGTACATTAAACCGTCTTTAATCGATTCCCTTGCAATACCAATAGGGGTTCTGCATTCTTTTACATCAGCCATTGTCTTTATCTCCGTTTGGGTTAGCGATATTGCTTAACCAGTAAATGTATAGTATCAAACTATATACTACATGTAAAGCCATTTACTATATTTAATTTAAATAAAAGCAACCTAACAAAACGCTCAAGTCGCAAAAAACGCTCGGACTCGGCAAAAAGCGCCGACCCGCTTAGCTTGCAGTTAGGCGCTAAATAAGCACATAGCCGCATATATTGAAACGCCAACAACTACCCCATTAAGGATGGATGTCATCAAGGGAAACCAGTAATTATTTTTAGGTGCAATTTGCGCCAATATACTTGGCAAAGTTTTCTCAAACCTGTCACCTAAATCACTATTAAATTTTTCCCAATTAGCCTTATTCCACTCCGCTTGATCACTAACTATTTTTTGCACCTGATTAACAATATCAGTTTTAAATTCTTCTTTTTCATTTTCAGTCATATCACTCCGTCCCCGCCTAACAAGGCGTTGAATTTCGACTGGTTAACCCGCCGTGTGTTTCCTGTCATTTCTTCCCGCCGCAAATTAGCTCCAGCGTTATATGCCTACATCACAAATGTAATCAGTATCGACTCGGTTCAATCCTCCGTCAGCACATACTAATACCCAAAAATCGCCGCTGTCTTGTGCCATTTGCGGCTCGCAAGCTATCTCCCCTTTATAAGAAGTAAATCCTTCCGCCTCTTTGTTTGTCATAGTTCCAACCGTACATTTTTTTCCTATTAACATATCTATACTCCAGCCCTGCATATAACAAGGCATTCAAGTTGAGCGGCTACGTAGCCGCTTGTTTGCTGGTACATTTTCATGCGCCAACTTAATTAATTCGTTATCTACAGTTATCCCCAAAAAGAGCCTCAAGCCATTTCCTGTGGTTCTCAGCGTTATCTAATGACGGATGCTTGAAGTTATTAGCTATCCGCCCCGTATTATCTACCACTACCCAATAGGGATTGTCTTTGCCTTTCTTCTTAATCTTGTATTTCATACCCCAAACAAAAACCTATCTATAACCGCCTTATTCGCATCCATAGCCCTGGCCTCCCTTCGCGCAATAGCCTGCTGAGTGTTTATCGTGGTTCTCTTTGCTGGCCTTTTGATGGTCTTTAGCGTTGACTTGATGTGGTCAAATGTTTCTTGATCATCATCAGACGCTCTCCTACGGTACAGACCTGAGAAGGTGCTTTTTGCCATGCCTATCAATTCAGCGGCCTCTGCCATATTCAGGGTATGCTTTTTGTTATCGTGGATGAATGTTATATATACCGACATTATTTATCTCCTATAGTTTGCTTCTGTAGCTATCCCAATCAAACGGGATAATAGCCCCGCCGCCTTCTCTCATCCTATCTACAACACGTTCACCAATGTAATCATTTAGCTCATTATGAGGAAGGTTTGAAATTAATATTGTTGGCTTCATATTCTGATACCTGATGTTGATAATCTCGAATAGAATCATCTTCTCAGCGTCAGAGCCGAACTGTACACCCACTTCATCCAATATAAGCAGATCAGGCCGTGTAAACGATTCTAGAGCCTCCGCCTCGGTCATATCGCTATTCTTTGACCATGTAGACTTAACTTTTCGCATTGCTGAGATAACTGAGATGAATATCACTGATTTAGCGTGCGCTCTTATCACATGGTTAGCGATCGACGCGGCCAGATGAGTTTTACCAGTCCCGGGACTTCCGCACA